GCCATAGATTCGCCAAAGAACTTGTGTGGAGTAGGAATCGGGCAGAGTGAGTGGAAAGGAATGTAGTCGGTTTCCTCATCGCTCAGAATCTCGTTTGAAGCGTAGAACACTTGGCGCAGTTCAGCGATACCGTCACCATCAATGTCGGCTCTGACATAGCACTCAAAGACCTCAACAGTCTGCATTGCTTCGTCAATCGAGATTCCATCGTCAGGATTCTCGCCAGGGCTGACACGGGCCAGATACTCAGGCGAATAAGTCAACGATTCAGAAGCCTGAAGGCCGTTGACAATATCCTTGTCAAACCCCATTGCGATCAAGTCACTACGGGTAATCAGTCGGCGATGGGCAACGAAAGGCGCATCAGACGGGCTACGCTTGGCCCGCTTGGAGATGAGAAATTCCTCGGGTGGGATATTTTCAACAACAACATGGCCTGATTTCTTCTTCTTTTGGACTGTGACGCTGTTCGATGTATACATCACAGGCTTGCCCATTTGGTCAAGAACTGTATTCCCCAATGGGTCTTTCAGTTCGTTCTCAACAACATCCTTTTCCACGATTTCCATCGTTTCATCGGACAGAAGCATCGCCAACTCATCGTCAGACAGGTCACGATACTTCTCTTTAGTTACATCCTCTTTGTCTTCCCAATAGGCTTTGACCACGCCGACCTTTTGTAGCAGCGCATCCTTAAACCAATCGTGCATGATGATGAGGCCATCGTTGTCACGCATGAATACCCAATTACAGTATTCAGTAGCCTGTCGAGCACCAGCCTCGTCTTGTGGGCCACGAGCATCAAATCGCACAACCTCATCACTTGAGGAGAAGATTCGCACCAAAGGCGGCAAAGCGCCATCAACAGCTTCCGCAACTTCGCCAGTTACGATCTGAGACTTGCCTTCAATTTCTGTGCCATAGGGTTGACGCAAATATCTTTGTAAAGCCTCGGTTCTTTGTTGAGTAGTTTCCGTCTCAATAAAGCCGATAGCGTTATCTATCTCAGATTCAATGATTGATTTTAACTTTTGACCATCAGTTACAGATGTTGTAGCCATTCATTTCTCTCCGTGTAAATCATCCTATTTGATTTGCTTACGTTTAGCAATTCAGGAATAACTTGGATGTTGTTTGCACAATGAAGTCCGCTGGCTAACGTGGCTTGTAACGGTATCATGTGATCTATGTGCCATTTTATGCCAGTTATCAGCTCTCTTTGCTTTGCCAATCTGTAAGATTCGTGCATAACAAAAGCATCAAATTCCCCATACCAAGATGGAGTGGCATTTATCTTAGTAGACCTTCTTTTATGAAAGTCTGAAAGCACTTTTTCTTTGTTAGCCGCCTTCCATCTTTTGATGTTTTCAGCGGCTTTTTGTTTGTTTCTTAAAGACCAAGCATCTTTGTATGCTTTCATCTTTTCAGGATTTGCGTCTCGCCATTCTTTATTTTTTTGCTTATTCTCAGCAGACCAATTTTTTTTGACAAGTTTTGAAAAGTCTAAACAAGCGTCACAAAGGCAGTCTCCATTGAGTCTGCGCTCTGCAATTCCACCACGCTTACACGGCTTACCAGTAAAGTAAGTCTGTAAGCCTAGTTCTTTAGCCTGTTTGCGATTCTTTGGCTTGTTCATCCTTGGGCTTCGGTGGTCTGCCCATCTTTGGGCGTTGCTCAGATTGTAGCGCTTTTACCACATTTTCAAGCAAATCAATTCTTCGCTCAAGAGCGTCAATTCGGCGCTTGTCGGCAATATCACCCTGTTTAAGTAAAAACATTAGACTATCCACTTTCTTTGTTGGTTAAGAGGCTTATCCCATGAGGATGAGGATTCGTTTAATCCGATTGCCAGGTATCGGAAGGCATCAGAGCCGTGGCTAGACCAATCATGTAGAGGCCGGTCATAGAACACTTTGCGCTTTTCGTCATACTCACGGCGGTAATTTCGCAGGCAGTCCAACCCGATATTCACGGCAGGAACATTGAACCAACATCTCGGCAGAAGTCGGCGCACAGCCTGAATCCCATCGTCTACGCTCATCCTGGTAGCCACTCGGATATTGAGTCCAGCCTCTTGCAACATCTCAAGTCGACTCTTTCCAGACCCCAATTCCCTTACTTGAACGTCATGTGGCAGGATGTGCTCGGCTTTGTCATAGTCGTTGTCTCGCAGCCAATGGACATATTTATCCAGACCGACACCATTGTTTTCGTAGTAGTCAATGAGCCTGACCTCTGAGCCTGCTAATTGAGCCACCCAGATAGCCGTAGAGTCGCCCATTCCCAAATCCCATGCCGTTACTGTGCGGCAAATGTCATCTCTGGGGATTTCCTGAATATGGTTCTTGGCCTCAAGCTCATTTAAGAGTTGTCCGTAGTAAGACCCTTCCACAGCGGCGTTGAATGAGCACTCAAACTCTTGGAGATACTTATCTTCTCCCATCTCATCCTTGGCGGCATCCAATTCGGACTGAGCGATTACACCAGTCTGGCTGGCCTTGAACTCCAAAAGTCCCCAATCAGCCTCTTTTTCAGCCCTGTCTCGCAAGTCCTTAAAGTGGTTGTGGCCCTTCGGTGTGCCGATAAAAAGACACCACCCAAGTCGGTCTGCCAGAGCAGGTCGGACAATATCAGTCCAAATCTTTGGGTTTTGGTCGCCAATCTCATCAAGAATCACCCCGTCAAAGTATTGACCACGCAAGCTCTCTGGGTTGTCTGAGCCGTAGAGTTGAATCCTGCGCCCCCAGAAGTCAACCCGCAACTCTGAAATGTTTTCAGTCCCGCCCATCGGCATGGCGTACTTGACCAGATAATCCCAGGCCACCCGCTTGGCTTGCCCATAGGTCGGAGCGATATAGGCATATCTGGGGCTTTCCTTGTCGTTGAGGATAGCCGCCTTAATCAAGTGGTTGATAGCAGAGACAGTCTTGCCCATCCTTCGGTGAGCCACCACCACAGTAAACCGCTTATCGTCTACTAATTGGTGGATTCTTAACTGCTGTTCTCTGGGTTTGTAGGGAATTACTATTTCGCCCATGTAACCTTAAGCTCAATGGGTTGGTCAGAGTTGCCTGTGTGCTCAGTCCTAGATAGCTTCGGAGCCGCATACTCTGCCAGCTTTGCCATCAGGTCTAGCGCTCGATATGGGTCTGGCTTGCGGTCTGTGGTCGGGTCGCCATCTGCAACCTGTTTAAGCCACTTCTCCACGTTTTCCGAGTTGTTTGATAGCAGAGCACTAATAGTCTCTCTAAACTCGGTTGTGGCCCGATTAGGTGTCCCCTTGGGCCTTCCTCTGCCTCTATTGGTCAGGTTGGCAGAATTTCCACTCTCTACTTTATTCATGTTTACCAATTCCTTTCGGCTTGTTGGTCTTATTTATATAACTTTAGTTCACCATTTCGTCTTGGCTGCCCAAAATGCTGCGCTCATCTTACCCTTTGCGATATTCTCAGCGTGACGAGCCTTAAAAGACTTTCTACGGGCTTTATCAGCCTCGCTTTCGCCTTTTCTTGGTGGACTACCTGTCACGCCTTGCTGACCAAAACGAATTGTTTTATATTTTCCATCTTCAGAAGCCATAACTACATGACTTTTTTCTGGGTGTGATGGAGTTCTTTTTGGCTTATTTACGCCAGAAAGACCCAAATCAGCCATTTTAGATTTTACTTTTTGCGGGATAGCCATGAGTGCATCCTTTGAACATGGTCAACAAACTCATTGTATGTCATATCGCTTTTCGCCCTATTGCAATGAACACAACAAGGAACAATGTTGTCAATGACATAGCCAAGTTTGCTGTTTAATCTATCAACTCCATTAAATCTTATCAAATAGTCTGCTGGATTGATGTTTGGGCAATCTTTTCTTACAGATGGTGAATTTGATACACAGTCCCATAACTTTGGCTCTGAATTGCAAAAAAAACAGTTTCCAGTAGCAACTTTTACAAACTGTTCATAAGTTATTTCCCATGCAAGATTTCTAATCTTTGCACCAGATTTATAACTTTGCATCCTTGAAAGCATAGACCTACGCTGTTTGGCGGTAAAACCAACTTCATCAATTCCACAACCACAAGTTTCTTGCCTTTTAATTGCTGAAAATTTCCAAAATCGCTTTTCAGAACCACATTTACAAGCACATATCCATGTTTTATTTTTACCAACAAGCTCAGCTCTTAAAAAAGTGAAATTGTTAACTTTTTCACCAATTTTAAGTGAATCTTTCTCTTTTTTTGAGAATGATTCGTTGCCTCGTTTCATAACAGTTCCACGGGAATAAAGACGTTATCAGACCAGACTCGCTCCGCAAAGTGATAGCCCATGCGTTGAATCATTATAGCGATTTCAGGGTCTGACATACCATTTTTTCCGAGGCGCTTTTGCTCAATGATGATGATCGGTCGGGCCCGCATGATGGTCTTTCTTGCACCCTTCAAAGCGTTTTCCTCAAAGCCCTCAACATCCAACTGGAGAAGGTCAGGGTCTAAATTCAGGCTGTCAATCGTCATCATTGGGATGCCTTCTTCAGCTTCCTCAATCTGAAGTGCACCAGCGTTTGCCTCACCATCACCCTCAACCATCCGACAAAAACCAGCCTTATCAGACAGTCCAGCCTTGTAAATTTCCACGTTTTCATTGCTGACGTTTCTCTTGAAACACTCAAAGTTAACGTCATCAGGCTCAAAAGTCACAACCTTGGCAAAAAGCTCGGCATAAATCTTTGACCAAACTCCACAATTCCCGCCAGCATGAATCACAAGGTTTCGAGTAGGAACCCACTTAACCAATTCAGGAATGGCTTGCATTTCACGAGGAATCCACTTCCAAGCCTCAACATCAGACTTGGGCCACCACCATCCATCACGGTTTTCGATTAAATCTTCCACTCTTTAGCCCTTTCATAGCCAACAGTACTTCCCCAGAATTGGGTAGAGAAACAATGCCCGTTACCCTCGTACCGATAGCCTGAAAAGTGATCTCTTGTGAAGAAATGACTCGGATATATGGTCAGCGGATAACCTGTCTTATTATAAACCTCGGTTATCAGCATTGGGCCAGTAGTTTGCCAAGCTCTCAAGTCTGTGACTGTTTCTTTTTGTCGGATTTCCTCAATACATTGACCAAAGAACGGGTTTTCTTTTACCGACCCCATCACGCTGACGTTAATCAGTCCTGGGCGGGTTAACTCCTGCTCCCAATGGGCGAAAGCATCAGGCTTGAGTAGCCAATCTTCTAAAGGAGCGATGCAGACAGAATCAGCGTCTAATGTGATTCCACCTTCGTTGTAGAGGATTTCGTACCGCATCAGGTCGGCTACTCCGCAGAGTTCATGGCGAGCCATTTCCTGAATGTGCTTGGCGTTAAACCAGCGGGTGTTTTTTAGATCATCGTTACCCCAAATCCTGACTTCATAATCAGGATTTAGAGTTCTCCAAGTGTCAATGCAATGATCTGGGCGCTTGGATTCGTCACCGACCCAAACAAAGTGAAGCGTCTTTGGAATCACTTTTTGGCTGTTTTAGCGGCTTCTTTGAAGGCTTTAGCCGTTGGAGCGCCTTTTGTACCAGGCTTTCTCATGCGCTCTGGAGTCTTTCCAGCGGCCTTTTGCTTTGCAATACGCTCACGCTTGGCGTGAATGTTGACGTATAGACCCTTCATTTTTTCTTCTTCATCACTTTTTTAGCTTCGCTCAAAGCGATAGCAATGCCCTGCTTGGGGTTCTTGACCACAGGGCCACCTTTGCCAGAATGAAGCGTTCCAGCCTTGTATTCGCCCATTACTTTACCAACTTTCTTGGCTCCAGCTTTAGTCATTTTCATATTCAGCCTCTTTCATTACTGGGGCTTTTTCCCATTTACCGCACACTCGCAGGTTGTGGCAGATAAATTCAAACTTGTGGCAGTAACCACGACCACCGCCATCAGCGTCAAACTCGTCTTGGGGTACGACTTCCATCGCTTCCAGAGTTTCGGGTTGGTCATCGAAATACTCGCAGTTTGCACACAGGCGGCGCTTGGCTTGATCTGGGGAGATACGCCAGACATTCGCCAGGCCACGCCAGAACTCGGTGTTTGGAGCGTCAACCTTGACAGGGCCGAGCATCTGAGTCTCAACCAATGTGTCACGGGTTTTTTTGTTTGATTCTGCTGTCAGACCTTCAATCACAGGCTTTTCTGCCTCGATTTCTTCAATCTCAACTTTGATTTCAGCAGCGGGCGCTAAAAGTCCACTCATATAAGCCTTTCAGGGTTTTAGGCATTTTACGAAAAAAAAGGCAGTCCGTAAACCGCCAAAGGCTGGCAACTGCTCAATCCACCAGCGCATCAATTTTAACCTCGGAAGGCCACTTTCCTGATTGTTGTAATTCAGCAACAGTCTTTCTCCAAGCCTTCTCCCACAGTTCTCGTCTTTGCTCTTTGCTCAGAATCGTTCCTTGGTCAATCTGAAAGTGGCAACGAATACATAGAGCAGCGGTAAATTCGTCAGACGCCTTGATAGCCCTGCCCTTGCCGTGTTCAGCCCAATTTGAGTGTGCCGCTTGTGTGTGGTTGTCTACACCGCAGTTTTGGCACTCCAGCGAGGCAACGTTTTTCAGGTGTTGCTTGCTGCGGAAATATTTGAATTTTGGAATCACACTTCCACCACTTCTTTCCCTTTGCTTCGGATGTAGTTCCGAGTCTTTTCAATCATGTCCTCATAGACCGATCTGGCAACGCTTGTCCGCTGGAGATCGTGCCAGGCATGAACCTCTTGCAGCGCTCCGATTCCTTGCCCATCTAATCCCATCTTCTTGGTTTTTTCGTAACGTTTGGCAGCGTTATATAGGCTTTCTTGAGCCTTGTCGCAGTCTGCTTTAGCCTCAATGCCTATTCCATGCCGAACGAATGTCTGGCAGATGTTCAGCATATCAACGAGATAACGCCAATCCTCTAGCGTTCCTTTTCCTGTTCGCATGGCCTCAAGTGATGAAAGTTCAGCCAACCTGAGTTTGTTCAGGCTTGCCTCGTCTGTGATGGTTGCGCCAGCTATTGCATGTTGGATTGGATTGATCTGGGTTGACCAAATCTTTCGGCGGCATTGTTTCCTCATGCTTCACCTCTTGCTCGAGTTAAATCAGCTTTGGTCGTTTGACGAATAGCTATCGCCTCACCTTTCCAAACAGACCATGCGTCACGAAAACGAGTCTTAAAACACAATGCTTGTTCTGGTAAAGCAGGCTCCCAATGCTTTCCATCTGGTGATGATTGGCATCGGCTTTGCATAAGTTCTTTTACTGTCATCATGCCTCACCTCTTGCTCGGATTGCTGCGGCAAAATATCCACCGACACGCGATTCAGGAGTCCACTCACCCGCTTGACTATTGTCATCAGCACACAGCTTTGCACACGCCTCACGCTCTTTAGCTATCGCTGCGCTGGCTACCAGTTTGACAAAGGCTTCAAGTGCTTCATTGTTTACTTTGTAGCCTTTAAATCCACCGCTCAATACAAAACCTTTACGCACCATTGCGTCTTGAGGTCTTGTGAACTGTTCTTTAAAGCCAGCCAATTTAGCCATCTCAATGATTTCATCTTGTGTCATATCAAATCTTTCCCGTAAAAATCGCACATAAATTTGTGCATTTCTTTTGACTCTAAACCCAACTCAATCGCCTCTTGCTCATAGGAAAGCGCCAGCAAATGATGGAAAGTTGCATATACCAAATCAACATCCATTTGCCCGTTTTGCCAATGCTCAACACGCCTTAGAAAGCAAGCCATGTGATTCAATGAAAGCCCAAGCGACTTGATACAGTCTCTTTCTTTGGTCATAGCGTCACCCCATTCTCAGCAGCCCATGCGTATAACCATTCAACAAACTCGCTTGCTTGTTCTTTGGTGAAGTTTCTTGTCTGAAAGCCAAGTTGGACAATTCCATCTCCAGATAGGTTTGGTATGACTTTCCCGCCACCTATGCCAGTTTCTTTGCAGAAAGAATCCACAAGCAGTCGCTTCCAATCTTCCGCTTCCCATGTTGCGCCCATGTGCTTTGCTTGTTTTGCAATATCTCCAATCATTGCGTGGTATTTTTCTTCTTGCTCACGGCTCTTGCTGGCGGCTTTGATCTCCATAACCAAATGCTTTCCAGCTTCCAGAGCAGCTTTCATCTTGGGCCACTCTGTTGTCAGGATGGAATGAGCCTGTTTTGGATTGTTTAAGTGAAATATCATCTAATCACCTTGAGTTAAGTTGGCTTATCTTATCTCAGTTTTATCCAGTTCAGCCATAGCCCTACGCAAATAAATCGCTTGGTCTAATGCCTCTTGGTAGGCGTGTTCCAGCCATTGCCGTAGGTCAAGTGGGTTGTCAGCCACAGTCGTGCCGTACTTGTTTATCCCCAACTGTTGCCTAGCCTCAATGTCGGCGCAGACTTTTGCCTCGATTCCTGAAATCATTTAATCACCCCCAAAGCTCGTAAAGCCGATTCTGGGCCATCTACACGGCACAACGTGCTACCAGTCCAATTTTGGAAAAAGTCCTCTTGTAGCTTCGTTAAACGCTTTTTAGACCCATCTTTTACTTCCATCAGGAATGTGTGTCCTTGGTATCCAACCAAAAGGTCAACAGGAAGGCTAATAATCCAGACATAAGCGCCAGCGGCTCTCAAAGCTGAAACGACCTGTTCTTGGTTTGCGTCTACCCTTGCTGCGTATCTCATTTGCACACCTTGCAGTTAAGTTTCTGGCAAACGCCAAGCTCGTCACAGGTCATTTTTCTTCGGCGCACTCTTTGCATATCCAGACCCTTATGCCTTTTATCTTTGTTATCTTCCCGCCGTAAGCTGTCTTTGAAATCTTGCATAGAGCGCAGATTCTTTTTATGAAGTTCATTTTTCATCTTCCAGTTTTACCTTAATCGCATCCAATGTTGATGCAGCTATTCTGCAAAATCCAATTGGTGTTTCTGGATACCATTGCAAAACCCAAACGCTATCTTCAGCAACAGCTTTACGCCATTCATCTTGGGAAATAAAATCTTCAACCTCATAAAACTGCTCAACAGTTTCATAAACATCACGATGCTCGTTGTGGCTTAAATACAAACCACATTTGTGTTTTGGTAACCAGTTCATTTTTCATCTTTCAATCGGTTCATGCGTTGCCTCAAATCCAAAGTAGCGGACTCGCCTCTGATTCTCCGCAAGTCCTCTAAGACTCCCAACCACCAGGCGTGTGCTTTCCTTGAGCCAAGCGTCTGTTTCTTTTCCTGATACCTCTTGTGCCATTCCACAGCCTCGCAGTTCTTCAGGTGCTCTAATTCCCCATTGGTGTTCAAGTTCATGCACTCAGGATTCTCCATGCTGTTGCTGCACAAAGTGGGACTTGCCCATTTCCAATGGCTTTAAGTCTGTCCACTCTAGCGGCCACCCCATCAGCCACTCGACCCACGTTGGGTTCAACTTGCCACCATTCCCTGCGCCCATAGCTCTGGCTTCCTCTATCGTTGTCTTGGCTTTGAGTTGCGCCCAAGCCCCAGAGCCGCCACACATTCCTTTGGTTCTTGGTGTCGGCCAGTTGACTGATGCTGTCAATGTTGGTGTGTTCCGATTGTGTTCGCTTGGCGCATTGGTTTCTTTTGCCATGTGCGCTGTGGGTGTTGGCCAACTTTCCGACAATCCAGATTCTGTCCCTCTGATGGTTTGCTCCAATGTCCGCTGCTCCCAACACTCCCCATCTCGCATCAAACCCCATTGCGGCCAAGTCTCCGAGAACGGTTCCAAGTCCCCTAGAAGTGAGCATTGGTGAGTTCTCCACAAAGACGAATCTGGGTCGTACTTCACAAATGATGCGAGCCATTTCTCGCCACATTCCGCTTCTCTCTCCATCAATTCCTGCGCCTTTTCCTGCGGCGCTAATGTCTTGGCATGGAAAGCCGCCAGATACGACATCAACAATTCCTCGCCAAGGTTTTCCGTCAAAGGTTTGTACATCATCCCAAATCGGGAAAGGCGGGAGAAGTCCGTCATTTTGTCGGGCGCACAATACGCTTGCTGGATAGGGTTCCCACTCGACAGCGCAGACTGTTCGCCATCCGAGAAGTTTTCCCCCAAGTATTCCACCACCAGCGCCTGCGAATAAAGCCAACTCATTCATGCCCTGCCTTTCAGTAATTCAGCAATCCTTGCTTGGACTTCTGCGTTTGGTTTAACAGCCTTCTTTGCATCTTCCTCAATCTTGCGTAGGGCAGCGTCATGGTTGGCAGGTGTTGGGGTAGTCTGGTGGATAACATCCTGAAAACTAGGCTTCTGAGCCACCCAATCAGCTTTAAACGCTTGCCAGCCACGAACACAACATTCGGACAAGGCTTGCTCAAGTGTCCATCCTGCTTTTTCTGCTTCTGTCCTCAACCCTGCCAAAGCTCTTTCGGTTATCGGCGCTTTCTTGGCTTTCCGCAAAGTTTTGAAATCCTGCCAAACAGAATCAGAAACGCCGACAGGCGTAGCAACGGAAGTTGCTTTATTATGGTTTTTGGTTATTGGTTCTTGGTTCTTGGTTGCTATTGGGGTCGCATTAGGGGGGCTATCGCCACCCTTTAGCCACCTTTTAGCCGCCCCACGCTTACCATCATCAGATAGCTTACGATACTTTGCAATTTCCTCATCAGCCCTAGTATGAATGTATCCATTTTCTGTGGAAATAAAGAACTCATCTAGAACTGTCAAAACCTCTTGTTCATGGTCTTTTAGACCGATTTGACGAGCAATATCACGCTGTCTGATTGGTTGTTCGTGTAGGTAATAGTGGTCAAGCAAACGCCTGAACGCTAAATCTTCCATCGGTGAAAGATGGTGCGTGTGACTTTTGTAGTCACCAATATGGAACTGGTAAAAGTGCATTTAGCTCTCCGCAAACTCCCTGAAAGAAACAAGCGGCAGGGGGGGAGTACCCTTTTCGGTTGGGAGATCAGGCCCAACCTAGCCGTGTTTCAAAACATTATACCTGTTTCACAAAAATCCCATCAGCCCCAAGATAACCCTTGCGGTCTTTGATCTCGTTGTAAGCGCCTTGCAGACACTCCACCAGGTCTAAATCCGCACAGGCGCAGCCCATGATAAGAGTCACCAGAATGTCCCCGTAGGCATCCTTCATGGCCTTTCTGTCTCCGTTCTGGATGGCCTCGATTAGCTCGTTGAGTTCCTCTTGCGTCTTTTTCGCTTGGGCGGCAGGGGTTGAGTTTTGGACAATTCCACGAGCCTCACCCCAGCGGATAACGTCAATTTCTAGATTGGCGTAGCTCATCAGAAACAGTTTGTAGTGCAGGACTGACCATTGCCAAAGCACGATGTGGTGCAAGTGACAGCCTTACCATTTACCCAATAGGTGTGTGTGGACATCTGTGCGCTGGCGCTGAAGGCCAATGTAGCCAAGACGATTGCGATTGCTTTTTTCATGTTTACTCCTCGAACCATTCAGGTTTCAGAACTTTCAACTGCCAAACCCTGGCAGGGGGGACTTTCGCCTTCCATTGAGAAACAGCAGCTTGGCTGATGCCCAACAGCTTCGCAAGCTCACGCTGTGAGCCTGCAAGTTTGATAGCATGACTTTTTTCCATGCGCTTATTCTACATAACTTGGCTAAAGTTGCAAAAAAGCGACATTAGTGTAAATACCTAGAAAATAGTTGTTGACCTGTCGTTAAGTTGGCTTATACTTCTATCCATGCCGCAACGGTTGCGGTTACTTAGGAGAACTTAGATGACATTTGAAATTTTGACTTTAGAACACTCGGATTCCAGCGCAAAGCTGGATTGCCACTTTGAAACATACACGGGGAGTCTGTGGCACGTTTACATTGGTGGTCACGATATCTACAACCTTCTATCCGATGCTGTGATTCAAGACTTTGAACGTCAGTATGCGTTTCTTGACAAACAAGAATCCATGCAACGTGATGTTGATTTTGCTTTAGACCGTTATCAAGAAAGGATGGGCCTGTGACTAATCGTAAATATCCACGCACCATGAACGAAGCGTTCCAGAACACAATGGAATATGGCGCAGCCATTGAGATTCCAGTCAAGACTTGGAACTTTGCCGACAAGGTAATGATTGCAGTTAGCCTGGTTGCTTTTGCAGTTGTCGTTTTAGATGTATTTTTTTGGAGCAAGTAAATGAAGAATATCGCCACCGCACTTGTCAAGGCTCAGAAAGCCTTTGGCCCCGCACTAAAGACTTCCACTAACCCTCACTTTCGCTCAAAGTATGCCGACCTGTCAGCTTGCGTTGAGGCTGTCATTGATGCCCTGAACGACAACGGCATTTTCCTATTGCAGAAGAACTACGACTGCCCAGATGGAATCATGGTTGAGACTGTGTTTGTCCACGAATCTGGCGAGATGTTGGAGTGCGGCATTGTCCACTTCCCTGCCACCAAGAAAGACCCACAGGGTTATGCCTCGGCTCTTACATATGGTCGCCGTTATTCATTGATGGCGGCTTGCGGTATCGCACCAGAAGATGACGATGGCAACATGGCAAGCCGTAAGCAATCGGTTGATTCCTCAATGATGGCAGACCACCTGGTAGCCATTCAAGATGCTAAGAACTCAGACGAACTGAAGAAAGCCTATACCGAGGCGTATAAGGCTTGCGGGACTGATGCCAACTGGCAGAAGAAAATCATTGCAGCGAAAGACGAAAAGAAAGCGAGTCTGGCATGAAGAAGTTTCAGACAGTAAAAGTGACGTTTGAGGCATACATTGCTGTTACTTCAAACACAAACATGGAAGCGCTACAAGAAACGCTTTACACAAAGTTGGCTGACAAAATGGAAATGTATTGCACAGACAACGCTTTTGGATTGACAGAAAACAGCATTACTTTGGAGCAACAAAATGATTAAAGAAGAAGTTACACCTAAAGAAAACCAAGACATGATGGATTTCTATTCAAAAGCAACACCTGAAGATGCTGGCTCAAAGGCTTGGCAACAAGTCCGCAATAGCAAGTTGTGGAAGGGTTATGTAGGAACTGTGCTTGGTAGACCAGTATCAACAGAGCGAGGCGCATTATTTGACACCCGTAAAGAGGCTAGAGCAAATGCTTTGTTCTTTATTGAAGAAGTCAAGAAAGCGAGCCAAAAATGATTGAACAACAAAGCCCTGAATGGTTTGCACAGAGGCTTGGAAAAGTAACCGCCAGCCGTGTTGCTGATGTGATTGCCAAGACCAAAACAGGTTACTCAACCAGCCGTGAGAACTACATGGCGCAGTTGGTTTGCGAACGCCTCACAGGGACTGTGGCAGAGTCTTATATGAACGCCGCCATGCAACACGGCGTAGACAATGAACCACTTGCCAGAGCCGCTTACGAGGCCGTTAAAGACGTTTTGGTTGACGAGGTAGCCATGATTACCCATCCACGCATTGAGCAGGCTGGAGCCTCTCCAGATGGCCTTGTTGGGGATGATGGCCTTGTGGAGATCAAGTGTCCCAATACCGCCACGCATATTGACACTCTATTGTCAGAAAAAGCGCCTGGTAAATACATCACTCAGATGCAATGGCAAATGGCTTGCACAGGTCGCCAATGGTGCGATTTCGTGAGTTTCGACCCACGGATGCCAAAAGAACTTCAGTTGTTTATCAAGCGAGTCAATCGAGATGACGAGCAGATAGCCATGCTGGAGAAAGAGGTTCTTTCCTTCTTGGAAGAATTAGACGAAAAAGTAAACAAACTCAATGACTTGAAAGGAAAACTATGAGTAAGTTCAAATATGAAGTCACCGTCACAGGTGGTAAATACATGAAGGATGGTGTCGAAAAGACAAAGTATTACCGCATCGGTTCTGTGATTGAGACAAAGAACGGCCTCATGCTGAAGCTAGACAACGTGCCAATCTTGGAAGGCGGTTGGTCAGGTTGGGCTTATCTCAACGAGCCACGAGATCGAGATGAGCAAAAAAACAACACTCAGCCCGAGCATGACGATATAGAATATTAAGCAGACTTAATTAGGAGTACTTAGATGGAACATATCAGATCACGATCAACAGACCCAATCACCAGCTTCATGGCGGCAGACGCTGCTCAACAGCTATCCAAGCATCACGCCAATCTCATTGTTCATTGTCTCCAGGTGCATGGCGCACTTGGGAAGGATGGAATCGCAAATAGAACTGGCCTTGATGGAAACCAAGTCGCTAGGCGTTTGAATGAACTCATGAAAGAGGGTCTGATATGTTTAACAGGAAACCAAGTGAAATCCAACAGCGGTCGAATGGAACGAGAGTGGGCGTTTATCCCAGTACAGGTGAGGTTGCTGTGAGTGATTTTGAAGTTCTTATTGGAATCGTCTTTGTGGCATTAATCTTAGACTTGGCTTTTTGGGGGTGATATGACCATTGAAGCAATGAAACAGGCGCTTGAGGCGTTGGAAAAACATGGATGCGCTTGGCTTTCACATGAAAAACAATACGCAAAAGCCATTACATCCCTACGCCAAGCCATCGCAGTCTACGAATCAGCCCCACCAGAGTGTCAGACAGAAGCAGAGAAAACAGCATTTGCTTTTGGTTGGTGGAAGGCTATGGAAGCACAACAAGCAGAGAAGCAAGAGCCTAAGTGCGTAGTTATTGTTGAAGTGTTTGAAAAAGATTGGAGGCTTGAATATATGTCGCTTCCTGTTGGTAGACACAAACTTTACGCTCAACAATATCTTTACACCCACCCACAACCAAAGCGTGAATGGGTTGGGCTGACGGATGATGAAATGAATGAAGCAATGGATTACTGGTCTGATGGTTCTCGTAGCGCATATGGTGGTGCTCATGCCGCAGATGGTGAATATGTAAGCATGATTTCAACATGGCAGTACATCGAAGAAAAACTCAAGGAGAAGAACACATGACAGCCATCATCCACATCATTGCTTGCATCTGGTTCGCTGTATGGCTTTACAACAAGATTAAGGAGAACACATGACCATTGAAGCAATAGAACAGGCGCTGGAATTAAGGGCGCTGGCCGACAAGTTCAGCGAAGGTTGGCATGACGGCATCAAGATTGACGCATCCGACATCATGCTGCTGACGCAAGTGGCAAACGCCATTGAGGACGCAGAGAAGCAAGAGCCTGTGGCGTTAATGGTCGTCAATGGTGAGATTTCCTACAAGTCCACTGATGATGACCAGTCGTTTGGGATGTGGTGTCCAGTTAATTACGACAGTAGCCACTCGTTTCCTGATGGAACAAAGTTCTACATCCACCCACAACCAAAGCGTGAATGGGTTGGGCTGACTCCTGCTGATTTCGACAAACTAGAACAACTGTTTGGCAATAAGGTTTCAAATGATTTTGTCTTTGCCGATATTGTTTGCGTTATCTCAGCCAAACTCAAGGATAAAAATGGCTTTTAAGACAGTTCTTGCCAAAGGCGCACCTTGGTACGAGATTGCCAAGGTAAGAGGAAAGAAAGTAGTTAAAAAAAAGCGTACCAGACCGCCACAAATTGACGATAATTTCAAAACCTGGCTTCTGAAAGAAGGGTTCGTTATGGAAGAAGAAAGTAACGGCTGGCGCAAGATCCAGATTGAAAAACTCATAGAGCAGCGC